TCGTTAATTACGCGAACGGAGAAGCCGTCCACGGTACTTTCGAAGGACATCCTCAGTTCTCTGGTAAGTATGGACACTCTTCCTTGATCGTTAATAAGCGAACCATGAATGATGGTTCCATTGAGATTGAAACTCTCAATAGCCGATACACTCTCCTTCCTGAGGAGAGTATTCGTGTTACTTTAATTCCACAAGTCGTCTAGAACCGTAGGGCCCAGCGGTCGGCTGTTAACCGAATGTGCTGGATAAAGACACCGCGATTACCTTCCTGAGACAAGGGAATGGGAAAACCGGGACGTGAGAGTTACGATCTCACCTTGTGAGTGCGACAGGTACCTGATCCCGGTCCAAACGATAGAGATCATATCTGGCGCAGAACCTGGCCAACCTGTGAATGGTAGCCAGCAGCCACTGCGAGAGTGGCACAGGAGACTTCATCTGCTTATATGGAAGCAGTCTAGGGCTGAACCACTACCACCCGTGTCGAACCAGCGGCCACAGAGTAAAGATCACCTCGCTGTGGGAAATGCTCATCTAGACCGCATCATAGGATTATCGCTCACAAGGCGATCCGGTGCGAACCCGGGGTTTAGATAGATGGTAGTCGAGCCAACGGAGCCCTCAACTCCGTGATACAAACAGAGCCGCAGTAACGTACAAAGGAAGGACGTGCAACCCTTCGACTCGCGGCAGGGTGACATAGTGGCCGAGAATGAGGATGCTCATGGTAGCGAATACCTAATGGGGTGCCCCCAAGACAACACTGAGGTTCGACTCCTCGACCGTTCAGTACGGGGCTGGTGCGTGTCAGTCTAAACCATTAGCGAAAGATACCTCTGTGGTTAAAGGTTCGAGTCCTCTAGCGCCATTGGTGGCGTTAACCACGAGTGGGAGCAACTCTTCAGCTGTAGGCAAGGGATTGCAACCCCCTGGACATCGGATAGGCACACCGATCTATGTCTGCGATGACCCGTCATGACACTCGTAACTTCCTCCAGAGTTACTGCCTAGCTGAGAAAGTCTCCCTCTGAAGGAGACCTAAGGACTGCTGAGCCTAGATCGAATAGTTCCCAACTTGGTCTCATAAGCTAAGGTAAGGACGAAAGGAAGGCCTCAGGAGGCAGGGCGTCCCAATATAGGTGCGCCAATACACGGATCTACAGGATCGTCCTTAGTGACGCAGGTCACGGGAATGATCTGAGGCATCGCCCGAATATGTCTCCGCAAGTGGTATCACTCACATATATCGCGTAGCTTAGCGGCAAAAACGGCATAACCTCGTAGAAGACTATCGTTACCTTTCCACTAACACAGGAGGTAGCTATGGAATATATCTTCACTCTCTTGAGATTTCTAGCTGCGTCCCGGCGGAGACATCCGCCTTAAGAGAACTTCCACCCGCGTGAGTAGAGCAACAGCAAAGGAGAACAAAAATGTCCTATGCTCCTCCGCCTTTCAATCCTTGGATGGGATTTTATCCCACCCCACCTCAGTCTAAGAGCGAACTAAACGACGCGATTAAGACACTGAAGCAAATGCGAAAGTTCATGGACAATGAGAAAAAGGCTGAAGACGAGAAGAAAAAGAAATCCGAAGGCAAGAGGTCTGCTTTCAGCGGAATAGAGATGTTCTTTATTCTGACATTAAGTTCACCATTCATAGGCATCGGATATGTATATCTTCTGATGTTCGCAATGAGACAATTACAGTACATGATGAAATGATATCTACACTAATCAAAGACATACAGGGACTAGTCACGCGAAAGGACGGGTGGTTCGATGAAGAACTCAGTCAGACGTTCGCAAATGAGACTGCCAGTAGGGTTCGTGGACAGTTCCAAAACAAGGAGAAACCTACGCTCCGCCTTTCACAAATGGGACCAAGATGCCCAAGGGCGCTTTGGTACTCTATCCACGCGCCAGATGAGGCTGAACCTCTTCCTCCATGGGCCGAAGTTAAATACACTTACGGTCACGTAATTGAGGCTCTAGCCATAGCACTAGCTAAGGCTTCAGGTCACTCCGTCGTAGGAGAGCAAGATGCTGTCTACGTTGATGGGATTACCGGTCATAGAGACTGCGTCATTGATGGCTGTGTCGTTGACGTTAAATCTACTAGCAGCTTTGGCTTTAGTAAGTTCAAGGATGGGAGTCTCAAAGAAAACGATAGTTTTGGGTACCTGGATCAACTTGACGGCTATATTGTGGGGAGCCTTGAAGACCCTCTGGTTTCCGTAAAGGATCGAGGGTATCTATTAGCCGTAGATAAAACCCTAGGACATATGGTGCTATATGAACATCACCTTAGAGAGCAGTCTATCCACGACCGAATATCTACAGCTAAGCGCATTGTGGAGCTTACTACGCCTCCTCAATGTATGTGTGGGACAAAACCAATCGGGAAATCTGGTAATATTGGGCTTGACGTTAGAGCAAGTTACAACAATTTCAAACACTCTTGCTTCCCAGGGCTTCGAACATTCCTTTACGCGGATGGCCCACAGTACCTCGTTCACGTTGAACGTAAACCCGAGGTGATTGAAGTTGACAGACACGGTAAAATAGTGTACCATTAAACCGTGAAGAATAAGTTTGAAATTAAAATATATGCCCAATTAAAGAGGGCTGGAATAAGGTTTAGATATGAAGGCACCAAGATCCCTTATGTATTATCTGGACACTATATCCCTGATTTTGTCATTATCACCCCGACTGGCTTGGTATACGTTGAAACGAAGGGTTATCTTAGGCCCGAGCATAAGCGCAAGATGGTTGCGGTTAAACGGCAACATCCAGAAATAGATTTGCGTATCCTGTTTTATGCCCCCAAGAAAGAATATATAAAATGGGCAGAAAAGAACGGTATAAAATACGCAATTAGTACAATTCCCCAAGAATGGTTAGATGGATTTTAACATGGACGTTTATGATTTTAGAAATGATGAGGACCCCGTGGACATGACACACACAGAACTCGCAGGTACTCGAATAGCCCACTTCGTCACAGGCTTTCTGTGTGGTGTAGTAGTCACATTCACAGTAATGGCTATTATTGGAGCATATCTGGGCTAATGGAATTTAAGGAAGTAGAAGCTTTGCTTCAGACCTACGATCTAACTGAGATACTTGAATGGAATGAGAAGACTGAAGAAGAAGTTCTCTACTTCCTTATTAACACTGAGTTTATCAAGATACCTGATCCAAGGCCTTTAGATGTGTAATCAAGTTACAGAAGAAGATATAAAATTAAAGATTTACGAGATGATGGTCAAGCACGTCAAACACCCTATGTCCAGAGCTGAAAGGCTCCGACTTAAAGAAACATTAGATGCGAAGAAAAAGAAAGCAGAAACAGAACGAGAAGGTCGTGTTCGGCGCAAGCTCTTCAGAGAGCAAGCCAAACTCCAGGAGACCGAAGATGAACTCCACTCGTACGATCGAGACGGCGATCTCCAAGGGAAACCTGGACGATCTGATCGCAGCATTCCTTTATCAGACTAGCTACGCTCACGATAACGAAGACATCGTGGCTATTCAGCTGGGTCAAGAGAATAACGGTCAGCATAAGCTGGCATTCACAATCAAGAAGCGACAACAGGAGGTGAGTTTAATTAAACACAATGGCGGCACTACGTAAACGCAACTACCGTAAGGAGTACGATGAATATCAGGGCACTCCATTACAAAAGAAACGCCGAGCGGATCGTAACCGAGCTAGACGCAAAGCTATGGCTCAAGGACGTGTACATAAAGGCGACGGTCGTGAGCTTGACCACCTCGGGTCCCACCGCACAGGTCGCTTGGCACACGTTCCAACTCGTGTCGTTAGTCGTCACGCGAACAGGATTAGGCAGCCTTCTAGGTAAATGAAACTTTATCACCCATTCATAGTCATCAACATGGTGGATCGTTTCTTCCACTATAAGTATACTGTTGACTGTGAACTATAACAACAATAAAGGAAAGACCATGACAAATGATACACTTTCTACGAAGATGGCTGAGGCGCTCGCCATCGCCGACGCAGAGCGTCGTGTCGACGAAGCCAAGCGTGCCGTCGACGCCCCCGACAGTGAAACGGAAACCACGTTCATCCAAACAGATGAAGACGTTGGTCACCGAGCCACCGTTCAGGTCTAAACCAGCTATGACTATCTACCCCTAGAGTTTGTACCTTCATGGGGTTACGGAG